CTTCCGTGGGACATGGTCGGCCTCGGGATCGGGGTCGCCGTCGTGCAGATGGCCGTGCCTCTCGTGAACGTCGTGTTCCACTACTCCTCTTCCGGCGCCTCCGTGAAGAGTTCGCTACTCCACTCGTCCTCGAGGCTCTTGCGGAGGGCAAGCAGGGTCTCCACAATGACGCCTCCCCCGGTCTCCTCGCCGACCAACTCGGTAAGCAGGCTTAGGCGCTTGAGAGCGGTGAGCTGCTGCCCGGGTTCCGTCACGTCAGCCTGGTTCTTCACCGCCTCGGCCATTGCCAGGGAGAAGGGCAGGTCGGGACGGAAGTCGTCGGGGAAGGGCGGTAGCTCGCGGCCAAGGATGTCCTCGAGAACCATCCGCGCGATGCGGGGCGTCATTCCGCCGGTCTTCTCGGCACCCGCCAGGATCTTGACGAGTTCGGCGTTGTCGGTCGTGTTCGGGGAGTTCGACTTGTAGAGATGGTGAACGACGTTCATCTGCGGGAAGAGGATCCGGTTCACCCAGTCGTCGAACGAGTCGCGCTCGGGGGCAAAGATCTGTTCGTCCGCCAGGCGGCGCGAGGTCTCGGCCGTCGTGCGGGTGTAGTCCTCCGTGCGTCCGATGAGAATGGGCGGAAGGCGAAACGAGACGCGGACTTTCTGCCGGTTGTCGTTGGAGTACTTGAGGAACTGGGCGTCGCTGATCTGCTGATCCGCCAGGGGCTTCGCGTCGAGCTTCACGTTGCCCGCGTCTTCCCCGTCCTCGCCCAGGGACTCGGCCTCGATCACGAGTGCGACCGCCCGGTTGTCGTTGCCCTGCAACTTGGTGAACATATCCCGGACCCGCTGAACGGACTCGGTCGTGAGCTGTCCATTCGAGACCAGGATCAGGAGGTTCGGGACGTTGTTGTTGCAGAACGTCGTGTAGTTGATTTCGCTGGCCTTGCGATCGCCCAGAACGTCGATGAGCACGCCGACGTAGCGCGGAAGCCCGTACGGCGAACGGTTGTCGTTGATGGCCCAGTGAACGACCTCGTTGGCCTTCTGTGAATCCGGCATCGGCTTGCCGGTTTTCTTCCAGTCGCGAACCTCCCCCTCGGGGACGACCTCGCCGGTATCCTTGTCCAGGGTCCGAGGGTCGCCGAACTCCTTGAACCAGATTCGTCGGTATCCGGTCGTGACGGACGTTCCGGTCCCGATCGTCGTACTCACCTGGACGTAGCGGCGGAACCGCGCATGGACTTTGATCTTCGCGATCTTGATGCTCCGACCGTCGGCTTGAAGCTCGAGGATGGGGACCTCCACCTCAACCGGCGCCGCCTCCTGCGCCGTAAGCCGCACCTGGTAGGCCTTCATGTGGACGAAATACTGGATCGCCCCGGTCAGCGGGTTCTTCACGACCTCCCAGTAAGCGTTCCCCGTGCTTTCCAGATCGCGCCGCCGCTTGCGACGAAGATCGCGAAACGACGTCTTCATCCCCGCGTACATGAAAAAGTTCTCTAGCCGGACCCGTTCAGCTCGGATCTCGGCCTTCTCCTGGTCAGTGGCTTTCTCCGGGATGATCCGGGGAAGCAGCCGATGGCCGAACCCGTCGATGTTCGTTTCCATCGCGTCGAGGCATGGAGTTAGCTCGGTATTGTACTCGGGCAAGGTCGACAAGACGAACGGGTCAAGCGGCGCCTCCAGGATCCGCTTCTCGCTGAGCAACGTGGCGAACACGTCTTCCGGCGTTTGCTTGGATTCGCCAACCGGGCTCTCGGCCTTTTGAACCGGAAGCTCGATGGTGTAAGCACGCATGGGGCGTAGGTTGTGCTCACCGGGTTTGAGTGTGGAGTTGTCCTTCCCGATTTCCATTCGTTCCTCCTACAAGAGACCGAAAGACGGCCGAGTGCTTTTCTTCCTCCCACGCACCTTCGCGGCGCCGAGGGCGTTGTCGAGGCTGTCAAAGAAGTCCCACTTCCCCGAACCGGGAAGCCCGACCAGAGTGTCGATCGCCCGAGACTGAATCGACTTGCGGAAGAAGACCCTGCTGTTCTCGAAGTAGTGAGCCGCCTTCCAGGCGCGAGTCGTTTTATCGAGCGAGGTGTGGACACGGTGAACGACCATCTGCGGTCGCTTCTCCTTCACGTGTGAGGCAAGATAGTTCTGGTACTGGTTGACCTCGATCCCTACGCGGAGTGGTTTGTAGAGATCGTAGAACTCGAGGACCTTTTCGGGCTGCCGTGTCGGGCGCAGATGGGCGAGAAAGAAGTCGAAGACGTAGAGCCAAAGATCGTCCTTCGCGATGGACCCCTTGATACCGAGGATAGTGATCGCGAACTGGGCGTTCCTCTTCCGCTCCTCCTCGTCGGCCGCCAGGTCAACTCCCATATACATCCGCACCTCTTCCGCCTTCGGGAAGTCCTTGTCGGACAACTCCTGGCAGAGGTCGTACTCGAAGATCTCACCTTTCATGCCCTCGGTATCGCACTGATACTGCGACTCAAAGATGATGGACCCCGACTCCTCGCGGACTTTCTCGAAGTACTCTTTCGGATGTTCGTCGGGCCAGGGCACGTTGCCGTGTTCGTCGATGGCGGGGATGACCAGACTGTCCTCCTTCAAGTCGTTCTCCTGGAGGTGCCCCATGAGATCGTTGAAGTGGTAGCGGGTGCCGCTGTGATGCTGTTGACCGCGAATCTCGTCCCCATCCTTCGGGATCAGAATCATCGGGCGATACGTCTTGTAGTACCAGGTCTTCACCCGGTCGCGCATGTTCTGGGTCCGCGCGTTGTCCTCCGTGACCAGGTCGTCGACCAGTCCGACTTCATAGTGCTTCCCCGTAATCGAGGTATCGGGGCCGGCGCACATGATGCTCGGCTCCTTCGTCACCATCCGACGGCCAACGATCTCGATGGCGTTTGTATCCCACTTTGAAACGTGACGCGGATCGTAGAAGGGACCGAAGACCTCGGCCAATCGTTCGTTGTTCTCGAAGTGCCCCTTGACCTCCCGAAGAATATCGGCCGACGAGGTCTTGCTTTCCGATGCGATGAGGATCCGCGTGTCACGCGCCTTGCACAGAATGTGGATCGCCTTGCAGACGGTGCAGATGGTCGTCTTGCCGCTTCCACGATAGGACAGGACCAGGCTACGGCGATGATGGAACTGGTGAATCATCATCGCCAGATGAAAGGGTTCTACCTGGTAGTTCAGGATGACGCGGGCCAGGATGTCGATCCGATTCTGCTCGACGATCATCCGTCGTAGCCACTCGTTCGTCGCGGTGCGGTACTGCTCGTATACGACCTGTAGCTCCGAGCGGTCGAGCTTATCGAGCCTTCGTACCGCACCGCGAATCAACGGCACGACATCCGCAACCCGTTCCGACATCCATCACCTATAGCGATCCGAGTCCGACCCCGCGATGAGAACGTCGACCTGGTCGGCCGGTGGCCCCGCCGAGAACGTGCCGGTTACGCGGACCCAGATGATGCAGAAGTCGACGTCGCACTCGTAGACAAATGGGAGACCAGCGCCCAACCCGGACGAAGACTTCGCGGTCCCGAAGGGGATGAACTGACCCGCCGCGCTGGACCACTGAAGAACCTCGATCTCGGGTGTAGGCGTTCCCACCTTCGGGACGACCTGAATGACGGCGGTGTCGAAGTCCGCCATGCTCATCCCGTACGCCGGATCGACCGGCGCATCGGTGGCGCCGTCAGCCACGTTCACGGAACGGTGAAGGGTGAAGACAGGTGCGCGCCCGGGCGTGCTGCCCCTGGGCCGATCGTCGGTGAACTTTGCTTGGGAGAGGGGAACGTACGGAGAAAAATCGGGCATGGTATCCTCCTGGAGAAAAAAGGAGGCGCCAGGGCGGGCCGGAACGGAGTCACGAAGACCCGGAAGATCAGCGAACAGCTGCAAGGCCGNCCCGCGCCTGACGCCTCAAACCCTCGATCAGTCGCAAGCCTCGAAGTAGACCAGCTCACCGGCCGCGTTCAGATCCGCGTCCGCGCCCAACGTGAAGCCGTTGGCGAGCGGCGTGATGCCGTTCGAGGTGATGAACGACTTCTGCGCCGTGTCGTGGTTGACCTCCTTGAAGCCGCTGGCGTCGGGCATCTCCTTGTTCCAGTACAGCGAACACAGCCCGCTCGACGCAGCGTTGCGAAGCGTCACCGAGCGCGGGCGGAAGCCCAGCTTGGTGATGCTCAGCGCGGCGCCGGTTCCCAGAAACGATCCCGTTGCGATTACACGATCTGACATTTCTTTCCTCCTGTGAAAGCGCGTCCTTGACAGCACACCGAATCGTCAGAACCCGGCGGCCTGCTCTTGCGAGCTGGGACGCTTGGTTTTCAAGAGGCACCACGCCTCAAGAATCCTCCTTGGTGACCCGACGGCCACCGAAAACCTTTGACCTAGAATGGCCCTTCACCGGGAACTTCGCCTTCTGCGATGGGGAGCGGTGAAGTGGCCCAGGAGCGATGTCCAGTATGCTCCCCTCTCCACACTGGATCCGCACCTGGTTGAACACGTTGATCTCGGCCAGAATGTAGCTTCTGAGTTCCGAGTTCGGCATCTCCTTGAGTGCCTGTCCCGCTTCCAGTCCCGAGCCCGCCGCGATGCGTTTCAGCAACCCGAGTTCGAGTCCCATCCTCGCCGTGCGGTCGAGGATGTCGGACTTCGCACGGACCGCTGCGACGCGCGAGGCTGCGTTCTTTTTCTCGGTGCATTCCCGAATGACCTTTTCAAGGTCGTTCACGCACTGCCGCTGTTCCAAGGCGTAGCGGACGAAAGCTTGCTCCGTCGAGCGCGCCCGCAGGACCTCAGCCTCGTGGTCGTAGAAGCGGCGCTTGAGATCAACGACTTCCTCCCAGTCGAGGTTCAGCCGTTCCATGATCTCGACGTCCTCGAGCCCCTCCGTCAGGCAAGTCCGGAGCTTCGCGAACGCCGCCCGCAGTTCCTCTTTCGTTAGCTGGAGTCCCATAGCCCACTTCAAGCCTACTCGGAGGGCTTGACAGTGTCTAGCCCTGGACCGACCTTGAAGTGGAATGCCCGAATGGTTGCACGGGCGGAACTTGAACCCGCGACTTCCGGGGGTAACGGTCTTCAGGCAAAAAAAAACGCCCGGTCAGGGCGTAAACCCTGCCGGGCGTTTCGGACGTATGTCGGCGTCTCTGGCTAATGCTTCTCGAGTGTACTTCGTTATCTCAAGATGTCCAGGACTACTCGACTACTCGTTGGCCGTCGGCCGCTGCCTAAGACCCTCCACCATCGTCGGTTCGGGGGGGACGACCTTGCGGTCGCCCTCCACCCGGATCGCGCAGATGAGCGCGGTCATCTTCGTGTCAACCGTGGTCCCGTTACCGTTCAGGACGGGCATCCTGTCCAGCACGTGAGCCCAGCAATCGAACCCCGACTTCCGCAACTCCTGAGCGCGGCGCTTGGCGTCGAACGACGCCTTTGAGTACAGTTCCAGCACGCACATCAGGTACTCGACCCGGCCGTAGCACTTCACCGGGCCCTTCGGCCCGCGCGTGGCCAGGTGCGCGATCTTCTCTTCCTTTTCGGCGAGAGACCGCTTCAGGAAGGCGATCTCGCAGGCGGGGCTACAGAACGTCGCCCCATCGACCAGCTCGCCACCGCACACCGGACAGGTCTGCTTCTCCTGTCCCCTCTTCTCGTTCGTTCCCTTCTTCGGCATGGTCGACCTCACGCCACCTTGCGGTGAAGGTATTCGGCGCCCACTTCTTCCAGGTGGAGCCGGGACTCCACGCGGACCGAGTTGTCCTCGCCCGNGCCCCGATTGCGGGCATAGGCCGTGATGGCGTTGGCCATGTCGAATACCGAGACCCTGGTACCCATCAGCTGCTCGGTGAGGTTGCGGCCGGGAAGGCCGGTGTCCGCAACGAGCTGCCGACCGATGGCCTCCCGCTCGGGCTTGTTGAGCCCGAACGAGTGCAGACCCTCGATCTCCTCCAGGGCGTTGTCGATCAGCCGTTCGGTGGCCTTATGCCACTTGTCGAGGGTGCCCTTGGCTTCCGCGAACGCGACCGGCACGGCGTCGGCCAACTGCTCGCGCAGACGAGCCGGGTCGCCGACATGCCGCATCCGATGGGTTGCCTCGGACTTCCAGGCCCGCGCGCCGTTCGTGCAGACGAGCCGATAGGTGATAGGGGTCACCTGGACCGACCGCATTCCCAGCTCGCTATTGCCGATGTCGATGCCGTGCTCGATGGCATCGCCTTTCTTCACCTCGATGGCGTCGTTCGGGATCGTGACGCGAACGATTGTCTGAGGGCCGCTGGCGACCACGCGCACGAGCGCGTCGTCACGGTAGCCAGCAGTCTTCAGGGTCTCGTTCACGAGGTCCAGGTAAAAGACATCGTCGATCGGCGCGTACCGATCCGACAACATCGCCCGGGCCTCGTTCCCTGCTATACGCAACAGCGCGTCCTTGTCGACCTTGGATAGATCCCAGTTGACGCAGGCCATCTGCACCTTCGCGGGCATCCGGCTCAAGTAATCGACCGGAGCGTCAATGCGTCCGCACAGGTGGCGCCACGCCAGGGACCGGATCGGCACGACCACGTCGTGCTTGCGGCCGGGGAGCGGGAGGGGGCGGATCGCCATCGTCGTGCCGTCTAGGGACCCAAAAGCCCACGAGCGCAGCCCGTTGATGGGGATGTCCCGCCTCTCGCCGTCAGCCCGATGGTGCTCCATGACCTGCTCGTACGCCTGGTCAAAGGGTATTGGGGTCTTTTCGTAACTCCTCCAGAGTTGCGACTGATCCGGCCGAGGCACCAAGGGGTTCATTCCGTTACTCTGTTGTTGTTCGTTCATGTCTTCCTCCTTGTCAAAACACCCTGGACGAAGCCCAGGGCCGAGCAGAGTGCTCGGAGCGGGGCACGAGGTTGCCCTCATGCCCTACGCCCAACATCCGCTCAGGTGCAAGTTCCAGGATGCACCGGGACCAGCGCCAGTTCTCCCGCATGGAGTTTCACGATCCGCTCGATCCGCTGACCGAGTAGCGTGACTCCCGTGACCTTGCAACCGGGCCACCGCCAGGATCGAGGCTCGAGTTCAACGCCTTGAGCACTGCGCCCTCGGCATCTCCCGCGCCCTCGACCGTACGGTCCAGGCGATACCACTTCCCGTCGCTTCCCTTCTGCCTGGCCCATACCCAAATAGGCCACTTCATCGCCGCCATCCTAGAAGCCATTGTCCTCATCCCGGTTGGCACAGGCGTCACACTGGTACCCGAGCTGGACATCCTTCATCGTCAGCGCGTTCTTGCGTCCGCACGTCGGGCAAGGGCGGCACCGTTTCCCGGCGCGCAGCGCGGACCGCCCGCCCGGGTCGCGAAAGTTCATCTCGTCTCGGTAGTCATCGTAAGTGTCTCTATCTTCGTATCTATCCATCTCGTCCTCCTTGTCACGAGCCACCTCTTCAGTACCGCGTCGCTCACTCGCGGTAGACGCCCCCGAAGGGGCGTTTCGGTTTCGTTCACACCTCCCCGGCTGCGAGAAGGCACTTCACCTGGGACGGGGCCCAGTCGCCACTACGACGCGGTCGGAAGTCCCTGGACAGCAACTCCAGACCGATCCGTCGCAGCGACAGCCCCTTCTTGCGGAGACGCCTGGCCTCCAGGATCGCGTTCTGTTCCTCGGTATCGACCTCAAGCACGCCGTTGACCAGGTGGTAGCCCCATGGGACGAAGCCTCCGGTGAACTCGCCGTTCCGCTTCTTGTGCTGCATGGCAGCGCTGGTTCGTTCACCGATGGTCTCGCGTTCCCACTGTGCCACGCTGGTCAGGATGTGGAGAACAAGCCGTCCTGCCGCCGAGTTCGTGTCGATCTGTTCGGCCACCGACACGAGCTTGAAGCACTCGCGGCTGAAGTAGTAGTCGATCAGCTCCCCGAGGTCCTTCACTGAACGCGTGAGCCGGTCGAGCTTCGCTACGACCAAGCCTTCCGCCTGTTGCTCCCGAAGGAGCTTGAGGGCTTCGGCCAGCCCCGGGCGCGCAAGCGACTTCCCGCTCGCCTCGTCCGGGATGATGCAGACCAGCTCGAACTCGTAGAGCTTGCAGTAGTCGCGGATCCGCTGTGCCTGAGCTTCCAGGCTGACGCCCTGGGAAGCCTGTTCCTCGGTGCTCACCCGAATGTAGCCGACGACTTTCATTGGTCCTCTCCCAGCATCTCGTTCTCGAGAGCGGACAGCTGCTCCTCGCTAGCCACATCCTCCAGGAGCTTGAAACAGCCCGCGTTGAGCCGCTTCACCTGGACCGAGACCGGGCAACCATTACCGCGCAGGACTCGAACCATGTCAGCCAGGCGAATGACCTCGCTGATCTGGCTATCGACGCTGGCGCGGAGGATCTGCTTCCGCCTGGAGACCTGGGCCAAGACCCGAGTCATTTCTGCTTTTACCATCGTTTCCTCCTTGTCTTCTGGGTTGTCTCATCAGGCCATGGGCACCCATCCCACGACGACGCCCCTCACGGGGCGTTTCGACTTACGGCGCGGCGGTCATTCTGACACCTCCTCCGCAGCCGCCTGGAGATCGGCCGGGACCTGGTGCCTGTTGACCAAAAGCCAGCGCGCGGCTTCCTCCGGGCTGACCCACTCGGCCGAGTCGCGTTGCCCTTGGATGCGCGAGCGCGTCTCGACGTAGTACCTCCCCTTCCGGGAGCGGTAGAGGGTCTGGTTGACCCACTGGCTACCCGTGGCGACGGATACCCGGTTGTGCCCGTCGAAGAAGGTTCCGTCCTCCCACTTCGCCGTTGCGTCGTCGGTGTCCACCACCGAGTTTTCGATCCGATACGTTGCCATTTCCCTACCTCCCGCGCCGTGGCGCGTTCGTGAAGGCCGTCGTTGCCGGCGGCCGGTTTAGACCTGCCTCATCAGCGGTGGGAGGTCACCCCACCGGACGCCCTGCACGCGGCAGGGCGTTTCGACTACGCCCAGTAAACGGCCTTCGCTCCAGCCGCGACCGCTCGTTCCACGAAATCGGCGAACGCATCCAGCCGGTAGCGAATCCCCGACTCGTCTAGCCCGCACTCGACGACGCGACACGTGCCGGTTCCGGGCCCGCCGAACTCGACGGTTTCGCGAACGCCGCACCGAACCCTCAAGTCCCCGGCGTTCCTGGCCCGAATGGCGGCCCGCCTGGCCTCCGCGATAGTGACAGCGCCGTCGAGGTATCCGGTCACAGGGTCATATGGAAGCCCGAGCATCGGTAGCAGGATCCTCGCGTTTCCGTTGGCCCAGTTCGGACCATCGAGCCCGCGTATGTGCTGCATCTGTCCGCCGACCTCGTCCTTGGAAGCGTAGAAACTCACGCTCATCACGTCCTCCTTGCTTGAGCAGTCTCATCAGTGTGCGGACGCTCATCCCGCACAGACGCCCCCCGAGGAGGGCGTTTCGACTAGATGACCCGCAGAACGCGGATCCTCGGTCTCACGTAGTCGAGCACGTGGCTCGGCGCATCATCAGTCACAGTCCGCAACCAGTAAGGGCGCCCGAACCTGTCGATACTCGACACATCTGGATAGCGTTTGAGGAAATCCGCGATCTCCTCCTCAGTCGGCTCGCGGATCCACGGAACGCCCTCGGTCTCGGCGCAGCCTTCCGCGCCGACGTACAGGGTGACAGCCATCAGATCACCACGATCTTCACGCCCTTTCCGGTGGCGTGAAGCAGCCTGGCGAGCGGCATCGGCCTGCCCGCGACGGTGAACTTGGACAACTGGTGAACCGCGACGGTCCCATCGGCACAGCGCGCGACGGGCTCGTCGTAGACGCAGAACTCACCCTTCTCGTTCACGTCAGCCTTGGCTTCCTGGAGGGCCCGAAAAAGGTCCTCCTCGTCTCCCATCCATCCCATTGGTTTTACCATCGTATCCTCCTTGTCTTTGACTTGCCTCATCAGCACGAGGGTTGTCGGCCACTCGTGGACCGGGCATCGCCCGGTTTCGGCTCGTTACGGATTCAGCGTCAGCTCGTCGAATCCCATCTCGTAGACGAACTTCGCGCAGGTTCGCTCGGTCAGCTCGGCCTCGAACTCGTCCATGTCCTTGTAGCCGTACTTGGTCAGCACCCTTTCGGTGTCACGATTCGCGCTACGAAGGCAAAGCCCCATGCACTCGCCAGGCGCGTGCCAGGCACGAATGTCCTCGGCCGCTGCGCCCAGGAACTCGCGCAGCTCGTACAGCTCGCTCGCGCAACGACTCAGTCTTGCTTCGTCCATCGTTCCCTCCTTGCTTTTGGGTTGCCTCATCAGCGACGCGATACCCTTTCGCGTCGGACGCCCCCGGAGGGGCGTTTCGGCTACTGCGTCAACTGTCCACGCGAACCCGAACCGAGGCCCTTGCTCGCCCCGTTCAGGTCGATCCGCTCGCCGGCACGTCGTCCGGCCATTCGACCGTCGGCGTTGTGCCCGTATCGGTAGTAGTGACTCTTCTTCAGCTTCAAGTTCTTCTTCAGCCACTGGTCGACCTCGGCCCGGCGCTCATCGATCCTCGCCAACGCCGAGTTCACCCGCACAAGCGCGACCCCATTGCCCAGGGTATCGGAGGCGTCCGCCTCCTGCCGCATCTCGGCACGCGCCTGGCGCGCGGCTTCCTTCAACCTCTCGACGACCACGTTGGCGGCGCCGATGCAGAAGTCGTTGCGCCACTGGACGCCAGGGTTGCCGCGAAGGTCGCTCTCGCGCTGGCACAGGCGTTTGATCTCGTTCACGACGTACGAGTACAGGTAGCGAACCGTCTGGGCGTCGCTCGTGCGGCCAACGATCCAGAGCTGGTTCGAACCGCCCGCGCGATACGGCGAACACTGGTTCACCCCACACATGCCGACCGCCAGGCTGCCCATCCACATCGCCAGCCGGCCGTCCGCGTACAACAGCTCGTGGCCGACCGGCTCGTCCACCTCTCCGGGTGTTTCCAACATCAGCGAGCTGATGTTGTGTCGGCTCATCAGCTTCTGAGCCTGGGCGAAGGCGGCCGCGCTCTCGTTCACGTTGCTCGACTTTGAAAGCTCCAGGAGCTTCCGTACCCTGTCCAGGATCTTTTCCTCTGCCATTGTTCCTCCTTGTCTTGGGTTGCCATCATCAGGCCGCGAGTACCCGCCTCGCGACGACCGGGCAAAGCCCGGTTTCGGCTATTCGTCCTTCTTCACCATCTCGGCCCGCTTCACACGCTTGTCCTGGATATTCGCCTTGATACCCTCGATATTGCTCGGCGACACGAACCACGCTTTGCCAGCGCGCGAGATCCACGCCTCGGCTTCGGCAACCTCGAAATCCGTCGCCAGGGGGCCGCCCGCGAACAGGTCCGCAACGTGCTCGATGGCGGCCATCACCGCCTCGTTCACCGTCTTGAATCCCGTGGTGACGGTTCGCCCGACATCCGAAGTCTCGTCGATCCATCCGTACTCAGGCCCGTACTCCGTCACCTTCAGGTAAACGAAATGGATATCGCCCAGCCCGCGCAACGGATGGCGCTCTGCGGCGATGGTCAGCTGGTCGACGACGGTTCGGGCGCGAGTCATGCAGTTCTCCCGCGCCTCGGTCTTCGTGCTTCCGCTCTCCGCAATAGACGCGAAAGTGAAAATCCTCCTTGCTTTCTTTCTCATCTTGTCCTCCTTGTCTTTTCCCTTGGCTGTCTCATCAGTACCGGAGTGCCAGTCCGGTAGACCGGGCGAAGCCCGGTTTCGACCTTTACACGGTCAACGTATCGGCGAGCTTCCAGTAGAGCTGCTCGTACGCGCGCCCCTTGCCGCTACGGGCGTGACCAGCCCACATCTTCGCGTCCGCCAGCGCCGCCAACGCCCTGCGCACCGCCTGACGCTCCAGCTTGTTCGAATCCACGCCGTTCACCAGAACCTGCTTCGTCAGTTTCTTCGCCATTTTCCACCTCCACGTCATTTGAAGCGCCTATTCGCTCCCACGAAGTCGCCCGACATCGGCCCGACGGCTTCGTGGGAGCGAAGCGACCTCACGGCCGCTCCACTCCACCTCTTCCTCGCCTTCTCCCGACCCGCACACAGCCTGGCAGGACCCGCATGTTCCTCGACGGAACGTCTTACGCGGTGCCGCCCCGCCAGGGGCTCGGTATCGGTTCTCCTCATCCGGGGGCTTCCTCGTCCGTCGCGGCTACGCGCCTCGCGTGATGCCTCGCGGCATCGTCTCATCGCCTGGGCGCCTTGCCACTTCACGTCAGCCCGTTGGTTCCGGCCTCTGATTTTTTTTCAGGAGGTTGACCGAGTGCCCTGCGCGCGCTCCAGGCTACTCACCTTGCCCTGCCACGTCGTCGCGACGTTGCGTCCGGGCTCGGCTTTCACGCGCCGACTACGCGCTTTCTCACTCGGGAGGTCTGCGGAACCGTATTCAGTTGTCAAAGACTTGCGGAACTCAGGACTGCGCCGCCACCGGAGCATACTCACGAGCATCCCGCGCCCAGGCAAGCATCGCGCTCTCCTGGCACCGCCCGTTTTCCACTCCGTTCACCGTCGAAAGCCCGTCCACATCTCTACAATCACGCCTCCCTGGTGATGCGTCAAGACTTTTGCGTGCCCATTCAGACGATTTTTCTTGTTTCGACACGCATACTATCTGCCCGTAATCGTTCAGGAACCCAGGCAAAGCACCACATTGCGCCGTTTTTCGCCGTCCGCGCTATCATGCCGTCATCATTCGGCTTTTCCGTTTTCTCGAAAATCGGACTAACGGCCTGTCCAGCCCGTCGAGGCCGCGTCGCTTCCGGTTCCCGCCGCCCGGCGCATCTTGGGCCGCCGAGTCCTGCGGGGGTGAGGGGGCAGACA